CGATTGAAATTCTGGGCAGGTCTATGTCGGAGGCTGAAGTAATGCCAGCGCCAGAAAGCCAGCAGCAGGGCGTCGAAACCATTTCCCACATCAGCAGCGCGCTGTCGTCATTCTGGGCATGGCTGATTCCCATGGTCGCAGGCATTCTGCACATCGGGAAACTGCAGCAGAAAATCACGCAGATTGAAACGGACCACGTCGACATGAAACAACTGGTCCATCGCACCGAAACTCATTTGGCGAAACTGTCAGCACATGTCGAGACACTGATGAACGACCGAAATCATAATCGCTGAAAGTTATACACATACTTTTCCACAGTCAAAATGAACCTATGCGAAACCACATTACGCAGGTTCACACAGGATCGGTTCATGACATCGTTCGACTGGGTTTAATTTCCGACCTGCACTTTGGGTCGAGCAGCCTATACAAGCCAGCGCTGAAGCACGATTTCGATGTGATGTCGAATCTGGATGCCAAGATTTTTCTGAACGGTGACATCTGGGACGCCATTTTGCCATCGGACATCAAGCGATTCGACCTAAAGGCATTGGATCCTGAGCTGCTGCAGCTGGGGTCGACACCATTGGACGCAGCGCTCGAGATGGCATACGAATTCCTAAAGCCGTACGCGACGCACATCGAGGGCATAGGCATCGGAAACCATGAGGCGCACGTCGAGAAACGGCATCACATCTGTCTCACATCAATCCTGATTGACAGGTTAAACCAGCTGCCGAATGTGAACATCATCGCTGGCGGATGGTGTGGATTCTGGAACATCCAGATTTTCAGGAAAAATAAGAGGACCAGCTGGACACTCTACAGGCACCATGGTGCTGGTGGTGCTGCGCCAGTGACAAAAGGTGTCACAGATTTTCAGCGTATGATGGCCTGGCACACGAACATCGATGCATTGTGGCTAGGTCACAAACATAACAGATACGCAATCATGGATATGAAAATGCACTACGATTCGCAGCATCATCGCGTTATCGAGCGACCTGTTACCTGCGTTATGACTGGCAGTTATTTGTCGACCTACGGCATCCATCACAAAACGAAGGCGAGTTATGCTGCGGGCTGGAATCTGTCGCCGCAGCCCATGGGAGGCGCAGTAATCGAGCTGCGACAAGTCGAGAAAACGGAGAACAAGAAGACGACTTTGACCTGCCAGAGCAGGGTGATTCTGTGAGGTCATAATACAAGCATCATGAACATCATCGTGAAAAATATCATCGTCGGCGCATTTTCTGGGCTACTGTCAGCCATTATGGTCGACCTGGACAAGTGGAAAACATCGGTCGATGCACAGTTCGATTTCAAACTCGCAGCGAAGCGATGGCTAGCTGGCGCAGTGTCTGGCGCAGCAGCTGCGCTGGGATTCGGTGCTGCTGTCCAATGACGACGCACTACCTGAAGCTGTGGCATCCAGCATTGGGACCTGTCGAAAAAGTGGTCCGAGTATTCGGCTGGAAACTCAGACAGACACTGACATTCGAGGGAAACCTAGACGATGTGAAACCTGCCGAAATTATCATCGGCAAACTGTTGCTCGGTCGATTCGGCGTGACTGCCGAAATCGTCGAAAAAGAAAAGCCATGACCAGGCGCGAATCCAGACGAATCAAGATGCGAAAGCAGCGCGAGGCGATGGCTGCCAAGGGATACAAATTGATTCAGGGTCAATGGATCAGGGAAGGGTCGGCGCTGCATCTGTCGATGACAAAGGGTCGCTGGCAGTGATGGTACTCTCTATAAATGCCGAAACCAAAACCAGAACCAGCGGCTAAACCGAAGCGAAAACCAGCTGTTAAGAAAAACTTAAAAGCTGACGAACGACCTGGGCGAGGACGACCATCGAAGTACACGCCAGAGGTAGTCGAGCGCATCTGCTATTCGTTGTCCCAGGGCAACACTCGGACCACAGCAGCCACATGCGCTGGCATTTCGATGGAAACATTTGCAGTCTATGTGCGGGAATTTCCTGAATTTTCTGATGCCATTAAAAGAGCCGAGGAACAAGCTATCGAGCATTATGTCAATGTGATTCACACGGCATCGACTCAGACATGGCAGGCAGCAGCATGGTATCTCGAGCGACGGCGGAAGGAGGATTTCGGAAAACAAGACAAGGTCGACATCACGACGAACGGCAAGGACATCAATGGCATGAGTGTCGAGGACATGGTCGCGGAACTTGAGCGAATACAGCAAATTAAGCAGACGTGAACTCGAGCTGCGGCTGGCAATCGAGCAGCACAACCTGACATTTTCCCAATGGTATCAACTGCGCAAGCCTGCTGACTACGGTTTTCCCAGGCACATCAAATACCTGTGCGACATCGCAGACAAGGTCATCAAGGGCGAGCTGCAGAACGTCGCCATATCGATGCCGCCAGGACATGGCAAAAGCCAGACCATTACGACCAGGCTGCCAGTGTACTGGGCGCAGCGACACTCGAAAGACGCCATCGTTTTCACTGGATACAGTCAGGATTTCGCCGACCGAAACCTGAGCCGACCTGCGAGGGAATTGGCAGCCGAGCTGGGGATACTCGATCAGTCGTCGAATGCGATGAGCGAATGGCGACTGACGAATGGCGCCAGACTGGTCGCCAGAGGAGTTGGCAGCGCACCGACTGGGATCAATCCGATTTCGCTGCTGGTCTGCGATGATCCGATTAAGGACAGAGCGCAGGCGGAGTCAGCCATTGAGCGAGGAAACATCTGGGACTGGTGGCAGGGCAGCATAGTACAGCGATTTTATCCGCGTACCAAAGCATTCGTAATCGCGACCAGGTGGCATCACGACGACTTAATCGGACGACTCCAGGACCAGGCAGACAGCAGCTGGACGTTTATCAATCTGCCAGCAATCGCCGAGGAAAACGACGCGCTCGGTCGGCAACCAGGCGAGGCACTGTGGCAGGAAGTGAAGCCACTGTCATTCCTCGAGCAGGTCCGCCAACAGATGGGCGAATACAATTTTCAAGCACTGTTTCAGGGACGTCCGAGCATCAGAGAAGGCGCCATTTTCAAGGTCGACCGATTTATGTACATCAACTCGAACGAGCTGCCGCCGATGGTCGAGCTGGTCAGGAAATGGGACGTCGCCGCCAGCAGTGGAAAAGGTGACTGGACAGCTGGTGTGAAACTCGGCAAGGACCAGGCAGGTCGCATCTACATTCTCGATGTCATTCGGGGGCAATGGGCGTCCGACCAGAGAAACGCAGTGATGCAGCAGGTGGCGCAGGCAGACGGTCAGCAGGTCCGCATCGTCGTTCCTGAGGATCCTGGGTCAGCAGGTAAGGACGCAGCGCTACAATTCATCAGATTATTCAACGGATACAATATAAAAGCCATTCGGGAAACAGGGTCGAAAGAGCTTCGCGCCGATGGTCTGGCGAGCCAGGTGAACGCAGGGAATGTGGCACTGGTGCGCGGATCATGGAACGCGGCATTCGTCGATGAGCTGCGGCAGTTTCCGACTGGCAAAAACGACGACCAGGTCGACGCTGGGTCAGGTGCATATAATGAGCTGTTCAAAACGAAAAATGTCTGGGACTGGTAAACGATGAAAATTTTTGGCATAGAAATTCGAGCTGCTCGACCACGACCACAGAACAAAAACTTTGAGTTCGTCGGCGACAAATATGTCGGTCCATCATCAATGCTCGGCGGCTATCTGCGCTATGGAGCCACAGACAGGGACTGGCGCAGCGAGGCAGGGACGATTGAGTCAAACAGCACTGTCGCCATCGCTATCAGCAAGATTGCACAGAAAGTCGCGCAGCCCAAGCTGGAGCTGAAAACAGTTCAGCCAGACGGCGCGGTCGTCTACTCGCCAGACTATCGAATTTTCGCATGGACGAATCCCATGCCAGGACTGGATCAGCACACGCTGATGAAGGCAATCAGCTGCAGCCTGAAGGTTTACGGAAACGCATACTTATTGAAGCGCCGAAACAAGACTGGTCTGATGATCGGACTCGCACCATTGATGCCGTTTCAGGTGCAGCCGAAATCAGACACGCATGTCGATGGTTCGCCGAATAATGGTAACGAGCTGATCACCAGATACCAAATTTTCCCATACGGCGGAGGTCAACAGTTCAGCGTCGCACCGAGCGAAATCATCCATTTCCGCGATGGCATGGTCGATACCAACAATCCAGCGCTGGGAATGTCGGCGCTCATGGCATGTCTGCGGCAGGTAGTCAGCGATAACGAGGCGGCGAACTATGCAGCGACACTCATGTCGAACATGGGAATACCTGGCGTGATTTTCTCGCCGAAGGATTCCAACGCGCTCGAGCCATCCACCGAGCAGCGAAAGAGCATGCGGGACCGATGGCAGTCATTCACCAGAGACCGACGAGGACAGGCGATGGACCTACCTGGCGCGTTTGAAATCACCAGAGTCGCAATGTCGCCGACCGACATCAAGGCTATCGAGCAAAAGGTCCATGGCATGACAGAAATTTTGGCTGCACTCGGTGTGGATCCGATGATTCTGGGACTGCCGTCTGATAGCAAAACGTACAACAACATGGCGGAGGCGCGTGAGGCATTCATCGAGGACACTGTGCTGCCGCTACTTTCAATCATCGCCAGCACACTCGACAAGGCGTTTTTCGAGGAGGGTGTCGCGTTCAGTGACAACCAGATGCTGGCATTTAACTATTCCTGCTATCGCGAGCTAGATGAGGACGTGACAGCAAAATACGACCGAGCAGAGAAAGCATTCAAGGCTGGCGCCAGCACTCGAGGTGAGTTTAGAAAAGCGCTCGGGTTCATCACTGACCTGGAGGATGGTCGCACATGGTTCGACATGTCTGCGCTGATGGCGCCGATTCCAGCGACTAGGTCCGCAAGGTACACAGCTGCGCAGATGCGCGCACTCGAGAACGTCCAGCTGAAGTCCGATGTGTAAAACAAGCCGCCATTGTGTCAGCCATTTAGGGTCGCACTATGACCAACTGGCGACACGGGTGCTGGTTTATACTCCAAAGCCAGTTCAAATCAGGGCGCTGCCATCGGCATTCAATCAGCCAGGAAATCGAAGCCATCAGGCATGGTTTACCGACATGCTGAATTTCAACTGGAATGCATCAAAAAGGGCGACCAGCAGACTGGTCAATGGCGCCATCGACGAGACGCAGTGGGCGGACGCATTTTTCGATGCGATCCTGCAGGCAAACGCGAACGCGCATTGGATAGGCAGGGACCAGGTGTCGACAGCACTGTTCACAGAATTTGGGACCGAGGACATTCTAGCAGGTCAAGCCATCGCCGACGTCGATGCCGACTACCTTCAGGGATTCATCGACGACATTCTCGATGGAAGGTATGACGACGAATTCGGCGAGCTGCGCGAGGACCTGATTTTGCAGCGGCAGCGTCTATACATGGGCAAAGCCAGAGGCATCGCGGGTCAGGCTGCGGTCGACAATCTGCCGATTGAAACCGAAATCACATGGGTTCTCGGAGCTGTCGAAATTCACTGTCAAGATTGTCCAGCACTGGCTGGCATGTCGCCGTTTTTTCCAGATGACCTGTTCACAACGCCAGGTGCATGCTCGACTCCATGTCTCGGAAACTGCAAGTGTCATCTGGAATTCGAGGTCAATGGCGAGACGGTATCATCTATCAAGCCAGTAACGCTCGAGGTCTAACATGCCAGAAATTTTCTATCCGCCAAAAGCCGTACAAAACGCATGCAAGAAAGGTCTGCAGCTGTTCGAGGACGGGCTAGGCGGCGACGGTCTGGAGCCAGCGACTATCAAAGAAGCGCGCTCGATGGCAGCGGGTGAGCAGCAGACAGAAAACAAGATTCGCAAAGGATACCGATGGTGGGCGCGGAATGAACGATTCTTGGATGAACCTGAGGACTCACCAGCGTATGTGGCTGCGCTGCTGTGGGGCGGCAGGACGGCGAAGGCATGGTTTACAGATGCCTATAATTACATTATCGATCAGGAGCAAAACAGGCAGATGAACATGACAAAAATTCAGCACCGACAATTCGACCTACGCATGGACGACGCGGTCGAAAGTAAAGGAGGACTCAAGGGGACGGCATTGGCGTACGGAAAAATGGATTCCTACATGACAGTGTTCGCGCCAGGGTCCGCCACGGCTGCACTGCCAGATTTCGTCGCGAACGGTTCATTCCTGGCTGCACACGATGCCGACGACCTGGCTATCGGCTACATTCGGTCCGCAGTGGACACTGGCGCAGGCATCGATGTCGAGGTCGACTATCACACGACAGGTGATGCACAGGATGCTCGCACAGTCGCCATGGAACGACTTGCCGCTGGGAAACGAGTCGGTCTGTCCATCGGGTTCAACATCGGCGACTACGTCGAGCTGCAGAATGGCGACGCACTGCTGGAAATGGCGGCGACTATGAACATGGACCTGAATGCGTTCGATGTCGAATCCATCAGAAAATGCCAGCGTGAATGCTATCTGATCACACGAATCGCGAAAATTTTTGAAGTGTCGCAGGTCAATTTCCCTGCGGTTCCTGAATCGGAGGCGACAGCCGTCCGACACGATTTAGGGTCTGCTCATGCTGGCATGACTCTCGCTGATCAACTCGATTTAGTTCATGATGCTATCGAATCAGCAACAAAGCGAGCGACCGAAGTTTTCGAGCTGCGGTCCGAGCAAAACAAAACACTCGGCAAAACTTCCATCGAGAAACTTGAGCAGCTGCGCGGCAAGCTGGACAGCCTGATTCAGGCAGCCAGCGCACCGACTGCACTCGAGCGACAGGCGGAAAAGTTCGCCAAATTGAGGTAACAAAAATGAAATCAGTTAATGAGCTAAATCAACAACTAGCAAATGCTGTCGCATTTTTGGACGAAACTCGAGCCAAGTACGAAGGCAAGGCAGTTATGCCAGCTGACGTGGAAGCCCGATTCGACCAAGCTGCTGCAGACATGCTAGACGCAAAGAAAGAACTCGAGCGACGAGCAGAAATCG